AAAACAAAATACAATCCTGATTCTGTTGGTAATTCTTCTTTACCTTTTATCTTTATCCAATCCATAATTTAATTTTTTAATTGTTAATATTCATAATTATTTGTTTCAGAATAATATATTTCTCTTTTTTCTTTGTCTGATAAACTTTCATCAGAATCTATTTTGTGATATAATTCGTTTTTGTCCATTATCTTTTTTAATTAGTTTTATCAATGTATTCCCCACTATTATTCCAATAAGGTTTTTCTGAGTCCTCCCAAAAATTAATATCACATTTTTCTATAAGTTCCTCGATACACGTTAAAAGAGTTTCGTTTTTCTGATCTTCAGAAAGTGTATTAATCCAGTTACGCAATCTTTCTTTCTTTTCTTCCCATGTTTCCATAATTTCTAATTTAAATTTATAGTAAATAACTTTTTTCTTTTTTCGTATTCGATTTCAATTCTAAAAATCAGGCGATGATTTATTTTTAGGCAAATTATCTATTTCATTTTCTTGAATCTCGTAAGGCAACCAATCATCATTAACACCGAAAAGTAAATCTTCAAACGGAATGTTACGGCTATATTCGCAAGTTACATTTGTGAATCCTGTTTCTTTATCGTTGTCAATAAAAGCTACTGTTTCAGCTTTCTTTAAAACCGAGCTTCCAACGTGTCCAACTGGCTTAGATGTTCCAAAATTCTTATGCAAAATTCCGGTTATATGCATCTGTTCTTTTGAAGTCCATTCTAAAAGCTTCTCAGTAAGTCCTGTCGCTTGTTCTAAGCTATTGAAATCAGTCACAAGGTCTACATATCCATCTATAGAAATTAATCCAATCTGAGCCTTGTATTCGCTTTCATAAATAATCCAATCGATAAACTCAAAACGTTCTTTTGGCGAATATTGTCTAAGTGAAAATGTTTTATAAAGATCATAATTACCGCCAACCATATCGCAAACACGTCTAACAACTCGCTGAGTGTGAAATTTTGATTGTTCGGTATCAAATTCAATAATAAATTTTTCGTTCGTTTGATGCCCTTTAATTGAAGGATTTAAAATATTTGATTGACCTCCAATGTATCCCGCAACGATCATTGACTTAAAAAAAGTCTTTCTACTTTTAGAAGCTCCAACGATACAGGAAAAATCTCCGTAAGAACCAAAAGGAATTGCAAATGATGTGCCTTTATATAAACTTGTACCTACACTTATCGCAACCGGCTGTGGTTTTATTTCTTCTGAAGGGTCAATGTATGAATCATTCATCATTTGTGAATAATCCCTTTTTTCTTCAGGTTTTATTAAATCGTCTAATCCTGATAAATCTGCCATAATTTATTTGTTTAGTGATTTTGATTGTTTTATTAAAGCCTTAGCAAATTTTATAGCAGTATCCTTATTTAAAGATATAATTCCATCTAATTGATCAGATTCAAAAACTATTTGAATAAATTTAAGTTCATTGCTTATAATTATATTTGTGTTTTCTTCTTCAATTAATATGTCTTTTGTAAATGGCATAGTTTTAGTTTTTAGGTTAAATATAATTATTAATGTTTTTTATAAATTCGTTTACCGTATTGCAAAATGATTTAGTAACTTTTTCTTTTGTCCAATTAGATTTAATCTTTTGAATTATTTCCTTTTCGTTTGATTTTATCTTTTCAGGTTCATCTTCTAATGATTCAAAATTAAATCCAATACTTTTTAAGTATTTGTTTAATTCTTGTTGATTTATGTTTGATGTTAGAAAAGTTAAATGATGGTCTAAAGGTCTTTCTAATTCAGTATTTAAACTTGCAATTGCTCCTTTCATGCTTCCTGAGTGATGCAGGTTTAAATTTAAAATGTAGCAGACTAATTTTGCAAAAAGTAAATTATCGTTAACTAAAACTTTTTCGCTTTGTAAAATCGTTTCGTTTATATTTTTAATTGCTTCGATGTCCTCAGGAAAAACTTGCTTAGGAACACGCTTATAAAGTTTAACTACTCTTTCTATTGATTTATCACTGCGCCAACTCATTGCTTTGTATTTAATAATTCCCTAACCCTGTCCGCTTTATTTAAATGCTGAGGTAATTCTTTTTTAATTGTTTCAAACAAAGAAATTATTCCTTTTTCATGTGTTTCTAATGTTGATCGTCCTAATTTTTCATAAAATACTTTTAAAAAAACATCAGTTCCATAAACCGTTAATTCTCTCAGTGCTCTTGCTTCTATTTCGGTAAGAGTAATGTTTATTTCTATATCAAACTTAGACTGTGATCTAATAGTTTTATTTTCCATTTTATATTTGTTTTAGTTTTATAATCTATCTTCTTTAATTTTTGGTTTTTTAATGTCGGCTGAGTACTTTTCCATTTTATCAGATCGGCTTATAAATTCAAGCGTTAGATATTTAGGGTTTTCTTTGTGGTAAGGATCATTAAAGCAATTAACTATAGCGTTCCATAAATCCTGCTTTGTATATCCTTCTTTTAATCTGGCGTTAATTTGTCCTTTTACTTTATTAGAAATTATCTTAGTTCCTTTTCCAGTAAGTGAATTAAAATTATCTTTCAATTTATCCCAATCAACCTTTAGGTTGGCATTAATATCTTTTATAACAGTATCAGTAACATTAACAGTATCATTTACAGTTGGATTTGTTGAGGTTTGTTCAACACTTTCAACATGTGTTGGATTTGTTGAATTTTGTTCTTCTGCTTTTATAGCTCTTAACTCTGCGGATCTCTTTCCGGCATCGCTCCTTTTTGCTTTAACTTCTTCGAACTTTATTAAATCTCTTTTTAATTGCAACTCAATTGGTTTCCAAGCTGTTAGTATCAATCTATCTTCTAAAACAGGGTTTTTATCATTTACATATTCCAGTAAATGATTAAATAAAATACCTTTTTCTTCGTTAGTTAAATGCTCAATGCTCTTAAGTAAATCAGCGTATAATACAAATGATTTTTTATTTTCAGCCATGTTTTAAAATTTTAATTTCTTACTATTTTTGAAAAATAAAAGACTACTTCATTTTATCGATTAAAAAAATTTCAGATACTTTCCAATTGTGTTTTGAAATTCTAGCGTAAAGAGTCGGTTTAGTTATTCCAATCTTTTTTACCAGGTCTTCATCTGTAAAAGACAATCTTAGTCTTTGTACTTTCGATGTTGCTTCTAGTTTAGTCATAATTTATTATTTATTTTTTTACTATTTATAGTTTAATAAAAGCCCATTATTTAAAACAGGCTTTTTGATATTTATTTATAAGCAAATATAATACTTTTTATTTAATTAGCCTAATTTTCACTAGCCTTAATTATTTGTAAAGATACTAAAACTATTTCAATGTATTGATATCAATAGCTAAACCATTTTCGATTAATCCGTGAATATCGAAGTGCCATTCATATAACTTATTTGTAATTTCTGTAATCTCTTCAAAATTCAAAGAATAAGAAAAAATGTCGTAAAATGAAAAATGCAAAACATCTTTACTTTTTCCGTCATCATAATCCATGAATCTATTATCTGAAAAACGTATTTTTCTATTTACTCTTTTAAGTTCTTCAATAGGCACAAACTTTTCTCCATTAACCTCAATTTCTTTTGTAAGGTCGGATAGTGGGCGTAATATTGGTTTAAAAGCTCCAAAAGCTGAATAAAATTTGCTATCGTCGTAAACTATAAGTAAAGAATCTTTTTCAAAACCAATAACATTAATTTCAAGTTTTGGATGATAATGGTTGTAACATTTCAATCCATAAGGCAAATACCCTACTACATGTTTTAATTCTAATTTCATAATCCTAAATTTTATGCCTATTGGCGTTAGTGGGTTTATAGTCCTTGATACTCTTTGTGGTCATTATAAATTTTACGTTCTTGTTTCCTTATCCACCAATTCCATTTCCATATTAAAACCCTTAGTGTCATGAATGGAAATATAGCAATAGCACAAACGAACAATATAATTTCTCGTAATACCCTTTCTGATTTTAATGCATCCATCCCAATTTATTTTAAAGTTTCTTTGTTTGTTATGTAGGTGTTATCCCAATACTTATTAAATTCATCTTCTCCGATAAATTTACCGCCTTTAGGATTATCTAACGCATCCATTAGTACATTTGTAATATGTATTGCGGTTTGTTCGTGTTGCTGTTTTTCTTTATTAAACCCATCGCGAACCAAAGTAAGCGCATACATCATTCCTGCCTGATAATAACGATCTGATTTATCATCATCCTTAGTTATAAATTTAATATCCTTTTCAAGACATTCTGCTATTTCTGTTAATACTGTTTTCATAATTTTAATTTAAGTTATTTTTTGTGTTGGGTTAATCTAGCATTCCAATGTCGGAACATCTATTACATTTATCACTATACCACATTGATTCAAGATCTTTACAACGAATGCATATTTTGTTTTTAGAAAAGTGATTATGCATAAAGTTTTTAGTAATTATAATTTCTTTTTCTTTGTGTTCGGGCATAAAAACGAATTTAATCGACAATAGTATTCTTTTTATTAGGTTCATTTCCGTTTAGGTTTTAATTATTTTTTTGATGGGTTATAATTGATACTTTAAATCGTTCAGAATATTCTTTTGCTTTTTTATCTCGATATTCTTTACTCATAAAAACATCGTAACATTCTTCACTACATACAGGCGGTTCAGTTGGCAATCCCATACATCCACACATATTTCCGTTGCAACACATGTTGATCTCTATTTCATGGTTACATATTTCGCAAAATCCTTTTTCTTTACTCATTTCTTTTATGGGTTAGTAAATTGGCGGTGAAGGTAATTTTACAACTTGATAATGTGTAATATATTTGTATGGAGTATTTGCAAAGTCCTTGTAATTAATAAAAAACCTTTGAACGTCAATTTCTCCATTATCAAAAATTACTATACAACTACAGTCTTCTTTTGGCAAATCTATTTCAGACTCAATATGTATCCATCCATTATTATTGTAAATGCCTTTTAAAGAAGATGGTTGTAATTTTAATCCTTCTTTCCCAAATGATGAAAACTTTTCTTTATCAGCTACTAAGTTTTCATATCCTTCTAACGAGTATTTTAAATCTGGTGATGGCAATATTAACACTCCTTCTTCAGTAACTAAGTGTTCTATTTTGCTCCAAATAAAACCTAGTTTTTGATATACATCTTTTATTTTTTCTTGCTTTGTCATATCGTATCTAATTTAAACAAATCCCTATCTCTTTAATAATTTTACGTAATACTTCTCTATTTATCGGTTCCGGCAACAATCGTTTTTTGAGGGCGTTGTTGTAGTTTGCGAATATTTGTTGGGCTGTTTTCATTTTAATATTCTTTGTTTAAGTTGATCGATATTGTATTGGTATTTTTTACGTCCTGATGAAAATATTACCTTTAAGTCAAATTCAATTACTAAATCTTTTACTTTTATAAAGTAATCGTGATTTTCAAATTCTATTTTTTCTGATTTTAACCATTCTTTCAATAGTAAAAAATCATCTGTCCTTCTTGATAAAGTTTCTTCTTTCCAAGCGTTCTTTTCTTCTTTGGTTAAATGCCCTCCCATAATTCTATTTTTAGTGATTTTATTTATCTGCTGGTTTTAATCGTTATTGTCGATTGTAACGTTCAGTTAGGTATATTTTTAACGTAAACCAACGAGCCATGTTTTTTTCTGAATTTGACAAGTCGCAAAAAAATGAATGGCTTCTGAATTTTTCTATAAAGTTTCGTTCTGCTTTCATTCGTTCGTCGCATAGCTCAATCATTTCAATAATTGCTAATTTTCTCTGGTGGTATTTTTTCTGTTCTTTCATAACTTTTATTTTTAAGTGGTTAATTAATCGTTGTTGTATATCCCGCAACCATAATATTTTTCAATCGAAGCGTTATAAGGTTGTGATGTTATAGGTTTTACAATATTAGTAAACACCAATTCATTAAAGTAAACAGTTTCATATCCTAATCCTGTGCTTTTTACCAAACGATTACACTTCATTACAACAGCTTTAACGCCTTGTTTTATTATCTTCCAAGCCATTTGTAAAGCCTCAGAAAAAGTTACGTTTTGCATTTTGAATATTGCGTGGGCGCTGGTCATTACGATTTGTTTAGTTTTCATGGTTTATTTGTTTTAGATAAGCAAATGTAATACTAATTTTGATATTTGCAACAGTAATCTAAAACTTTAACATTTTTATTTTCACGTACCTTTCAATTATAGGTTTTAAAATGCATGGAATACGTATCGTTGTTGTAGGTTCTTTCTTTGGACGCCCTGCTCCTGCTCTTTTACCGCCTCTTTTACTTTCTTGTTTCATAATAATTTTACCATTAATTTTAATGCTTCTTCGCATCCGTCATACATTCTGGCGCAGTTGTCTGCTTTAGCGTTTAGAGAAGTGAATTTGCCTCCTCTTAATCCAACACGATTAAAACCATATTCTAATTCTGATTTAGTTGCCTTTTCCATTGATTTTTTATATGAATGTAGCTGAATAGAATGTTTTTTAATTTGCTCTATTTGAGTGGTCTTATCTAAAGATAAAAACCACTCTGTTAGTTTTTCACTATTCAAAACGAGCTTGTAGATTTGGCATTGTTAAAAATTCTAATCCTTCTTGTAATCTTAATCTATTCATGTTTAAAAAAGCTTTGTAAGCTAATCTATAGTTTCTTTTGATTAAGTAAGTATTCATTGTTTTTTGGTAACATGCTGAGTTCATAATTATTATTATTTAATTGTTATCTGAGTACAAATATACAACATCTTTTGAATTACGCAACACTTTTCTAAAACTTTAACATTTCCGCATATCACTAAAAAAAGCCGAAGTGAATCGGCTTTGGGTTGTTCGTTAATCTAAAATAAATTCTTCTGTTAGGTGGGTTTGTTTGCCTTCCCATAACACGGCTCTATTACTTTCTACTTCAGCCATTGTATGTGGATGCTGGTTTTCTGACAGCCATTTCATTAAAGGCTCGCAAGCTTCTTCGAATGTTGTTGGTTTTAAGTATTTTTCTAATTTGTCCACAATATTTGAGGTGCTTGTACCTTCTAAAACTTCCTCTAACAATTCCTCTGAGAAATCAATTATTCCTTTTTTCATAATTATTTTTATTTATTGATTATTAATTTTTGACTGGTAAATATAAAACGTTTCCGTTGTTTTTAAAGGATAGTACATAATAACCGCCTCTTTCTTTCTTTGAAACTGTACCAATGCGTAATACTTTGTGTTTTTAATACGTTTTACATATTTAATGCCTTGTCTTTGTATTTGAGAATAAATAGTGCTTGTAGGCTTTTTAAGTATTTCTGCTATTTGTTCTGTCGAATATAATTTAGTTTCTATCATAAGTTACTGTTTCAGGGTCTATTACTTCGATGTTGTTTGGGTTGGTGGTGAATTCCACTCCTTCTTTTATTTTTCTATCCATTATAACTTTGCAAAATCCGTTTTGTCGTCTGCATTCAGATATTGATGGATATTCAAAACCGTCACTAATTCTAATAACCCTTACAGAATTAACCGCTTTCCAATTGCGTTTTTTCTTTTCTTCAAGTTTATCAAATTCTTTTTTTTCTTGGTCAGTCCATTTGCTTACTGGCTTATCCCAAAGGCTATGATGTGGGTTTTTAATCATAGCCTGTCTGATTGTTTGAACGGTTAGCATTAGAATTGTTTATTTTTATCAATCAATTCGATGTACTCCCATTTAATTTTAATTGCTTCTTTTTCACGTTCAGCAATTAAATCAATAACTTCCTGGTCACGCAAAACAACAATCTCATGCCAATACTCTCTACCTTCAATAACAATATAGTTGAAAAAATACGCTTTTTGCTTGTTTGCTGATTTCATTTGCTTTTGCATTTGATAGAAGTACTTTTTATCTACTTCGTTGCTTAAAACAAGCTTAAAAAAGGTATTTGCTTTTGGGCATTTAATTTCTAAAACGGCATCATCTGAAACTAAACCATCTGGACTTGCTCCAGTTTCTTCTCCATCTTCAAAGAAACTGCAACTTTCAACTTCTAAAAATTGCAAAGCTTTTAATTCTGAGAACTTTTTGAAGGCTAACGGCTCTAAATCAATTCCGTTTTGCATATCATAAGAAATATACTGTTCTTCAACTTTTCCGAATAAATGCTCAATAGCTTTTTCAAACGCGTAAGTTTTACCAGTTTCTCCAAGTCCTTTAATACCCATTAATTTATGAGTTTCTGAAGCGGTAAATTTACCTAAACGTTGCTCAATCCATTCGTCTGATCTTTGGTTACTTTCCATAATTTAAGTATAAATTTTCCATTTCAGGAGTTATTGAATAGTGCTTTTTGATAGCTTCTATTGTTGCTTTTGCTTTGTGAGCCGTTTCAAAATTAGCTTCTGTAAATTCCGGCTTTTCTTTTACCTCTGGTCTGATCGGTTGTATTCTGACACCATCCGTAATAGCTCCCATCATTTTAACATTGTGATCAACAAATAACTCAATAATCATTCCTTTCCAATTCTCAATTAAATGACAATCCTTTCCAATATATCCGTCTTTTTTAGCGAATCCAGCAAGTATTTTGCTATTTGTGGAGTTTAGTTTAAGCGGTTTAATATCCTGCATAAAATAGCAAAATACGCCATTCATTTTAGTTCCTGATACATCAACACCTTCCTCGTATTTTACTTCCTTAATTTGGAATATAAGTTTTTTCCCTTCGCTTTCTAATGCATCTAAATCGGCACTTGCAAGGTGAGTTGATTTCCTGAACTTTCGCCAGTCTGTTTTTTGTTCTTCCATTATTTCTATTTTAGGGTTTAAATTATTTTACTGAATGAATAGGTTGTTGAAAAGAAGCCACGATTTTTACATGTTAGTGTCCAATTATCCTTATTCATTTTGGTTATTGTGTTTTTTGCTTTAGATACCTTTCTGTACGGTATTTTTATGTGGACTGTGATGTACATAATTCGTTTTTTAATAGTTCAGCTTCTTTTAATGCTAGTTCTGCAAAATCTATCATGTAATGATTAATTGAAATACTTCTTTTCGTTCTTCGAATAAAGTTTTCTAACGCTTCCTCTTTGGTAGGATATGCGAAACGTCTTTTACTCGTTTTAGAAGTCCATTTCTTTTTACCATTAACGATAAACCAATAACCTTTATTAGTTTCATCGGTAACGTTAAATTCTTCAACATCTACTTTTACACAACTTTTGTCATTGTAATCTCGTAGACATTCATTTGTACACCACTTTCTGTATCTGTATAATTTAATATCTTTCATATTTATTTATCTGGTTAGTAATAATATTGTTTTTAAATACTTTTGCCTGTTGTTTTATTTCTTTTGCGTAGTGGGTTGTTGTTTGGATTGTTGTTATTGCGCCATTTTTAGACACTATAACCAACTTCAACGACTTTCTGTACACTCGCTTTGATTTCTTTCGGATTTGCGTCCCGTAGTGCTTGAATAGTTCGGGGTTCATTTGGTTTCTTTTAAATAAAAACCATCTAATTTATTATTATTTATAAAAGACACTAATCCATTTTCAACATCGTAAATAGTGTTTTTAATTGGTTTAAAAAATAATTCTTTTTCGCCTCTAATCTTAAAAATACCATAAGATTGAAATGCATCATCAAAATAATACACTTTATCTATTTGTAAATCATTACGATTTATCTCTATTAATTTACTCATTTTGATTTAATTTAACTGATTTATATTATTCTCAACAGCCTTTATTATCGCATTTACATTCGGCATCTTTACCGAGTTGCTTTTATTAACGTAGTCGTTGAATTGGTTCTTTAATACATCTTCAATAGTTTGCACTTGGATGAAGTTTTGATCGTTTCCAGAATATTGGTTTTCTAATTTAAAAACATTAAAATCCCGTTGGCTGTTGGTTATTACTGCAAAGTTTTTCATATCTAAACTATTTTATCAAGTTTGTAATGATTTTTAACGTGGCTAACATTTTCAGGGTTTTTAAAATGTTTGCTTGTTTGTTCTAATGCTTCCGTAACTTTTTGCTTTGCAAATGCAATCATTAATTCCTGAGTTGAAATATTTTCGTTTTCATGCAACAATTTCATGTACATTTCATTTGCTGTAATCGGTTCTACTTTTACTTTTTTAGTTTTCATAATATCACTTTGTTTTTTGGTTTTTAATTTTGTTTTCTGTTTGTCTTAGATTGTTCAGACATTTATCCATTTTATCTACAAAATCAGGATGAATATTTCTTTTGTACTGAACGTGATTTAATTGCTTTCTTCCCATTATTCAAATGTTTTGTATTTACCAATCAATGCACTTGCTGAATTATCAGAGTAAACATTTACTTCAGCTAATTCCTGTTTTGCTTTATTGATGAATATTTTTAATCCATCTTTAATTGTATAAGAAATAAAGTTTTCATTTCTAAGCTCTGAAATGCATTTTTCTTCTGTTTCAAAGGATCCTTTCATAATGATTTGTTTTAGTTATTAATTCGATTACAAATATAATACTTTTATTTTGATAGTACCAAATATAATTTAAAATTTAACATTTAGATCTAAAAAAAAACCGCTCCAATTAAGAAGCGGTTTTGATAATTTGCGGGAGTAACCAATTCCCAAAACTTTAAAAAATAGAATTATGAAAGTGCAATTATTGAGTATTAAACATTGTAAAGATAATAATTATTTCGTATACTTTCTGTATGCGATATAAATAATTCCGATTGGGATTAAAAACCAAAGTAAATTAAGCGGATTATAAGCCTTTTTATCTACTTCTTTTGAACTAATTTCTTTTACCGATACTTCTTTACTTTTAATCGCTTTTTGTTCTTTAAAAGTCTCTTTTTGCACTTGTTCGGAATTTCCGAATGTCTGTGATTGAGTATTATTCTTTTGAGTAGTTTTTTTGTATACTTTTTTAGTGTTATTTAAAACTACCTTAGTGCCGTCTTTTTCAATTATGAAAGCCTCTTTTGTATTGTCTGCCGGTTCTAAGACGATTTCCTCAGTAACAGTTTCGTTTTTATCATCAACTTTTACCGTTGTCGTTGTTTTAACGTTGGTATCGGTTTGTTTTTCGGTAACTGAATTGTCGTTTACTTCCGATTTTATTTCTTCCTTAGATGATTGTTTGCTTACCCGACGTGCGCCACAGGAAAATAACAACGAAATCAATGCGATTACTAAAAGCGAAACGAGTAATTTAAATATTGTTTTCATAATTGAAACTGATTTACGTTAAAAGCATAATCGATTTTATTTTTAGGTTTATATGAATTGCCCGATGTTTTTCTTTTGTCTACTACAGAAACATAGTGTTCGTGAATCCAATGCTTTACGAATCCTAAAACATCAACG